GCATATTTTGCTGAGCTATTTAATAATCTCCATGATAAATCTATTTTTGTCTTTTCGTCGATTGGTCGAGTATTAAGTTTACTTAATTCCCCTAATAAATTAAATCTAGCAAGGTAAGGTAGATAATGAAGGTTGACACCCAAGAACCCATCTGGCACTTTACTAAAAGGCAATACTAATGGCATTATATCATAATACGGTAGTGTGTCTTTATGTTTAGGATCATACATAAACAAGTACATTTCACCGGGTCTTATTCTATTAGTTAAAGTTTCGTTGCGTATTAACTGTAAACCCGAGACGCCAGAGCCCAAATTTCTAACTTGATTTCTATACCAAGTGTATGATTTCTGGGCATCACCAGCTTTCATATTAACTGTTTTAAAAATGTTTTCAGCCATTGATTATTCCTAGGTCTTTTTCTGTCAATATCATAAAAGTCATGTTTCTATCTTTACAAAATTCAAAAGCAGCTTTCCATTTTGCGTCATTTACACTATATTGGAAGACCTCATCTATAAACCGTTTAGTCTTTTTCTTTGGTATTGCCGGAGGTTTTGTGAATCTCTCGGGTTTTATCTCTATTAAATACTTCTGAAGAGTACCATTTTTATTCCTAACTTTAACATAAAAGTCTACGAAATATCTATGGGCTTTTCTATCAATCGGGGATATGTATGGCACAATAACAGTCTCAGACCCCCATTCTTCTACAGAATGGTTCTTATCGCACCATTTCATAAATCGCAATTCCCATAGAGATCTATAAACAATATTGCTTATATCACCCTTATATTTGCCGGGATTATCGACTCTAAATTTGCCCTTGTAGGTTTTGGTATACGTCATCTATATAAATAATTATGATCCAACAATATTTATCACCACAGACATGTCACAATTAAATTCGGCACGAAAAGACTTTGTAGATGAGCAAAGATCTAAGTATGACACAAAATACACGAATACAGATCAATCAAAGGGTTATTCTATTGGTACATATGAATATCCTGCAGGGCTAAGAACGAAACAAGATTTACAACATTATATTGCATTTTATATCAATGTTCGAGATAAAACAAGTGCTGGTCAAAAACTCAAAGAAGAAAGAAGAACTTTTGAAAGCAGCCCAGAAGAAAAAAGAAGAACTTCCAATCTAACACCCGAGGCAAAACAAGCCGGCGCTAAATCTATTGTTGATAATGCAGGTAAACTTGTAGGTGTTGCGAGTTTTTTAGCAACACCGAAAAAAGGTGTGGTTTCAACAATTGGTGCAGCTTTGGGTGGAGCAGCCGCCGGAATCGGTACGGCAGCATTAGTAGAGACTGCTAAAAAATTAGATACTAATGTGTTTGATTGGAATACTACATCTAGAATAAAGGATGTAATAACTCTTCATATTGAAGACAGACCCACGGTAAAATATGGAGCAAACTACACTGAAAAAGATCTAGGAACATTAGCTGGTCTATTAATGCAGGGATCTGTTGCTCAGTCAATAAAAGACGTCGCGGGCGAGGGAACTGCTAGATTAATAGCACAGGCAATAAAATTGCCAGGATCTATTTTTGGCCTGGATTTAAACAATGTTCGAGAAGCAGCAACTGCTACAAGAACAAATCCATTCAAAGAAGTATTTTTTGAATCAGTAGATTACAGAACTTTTAGTTTTAGATATAAATTTTTCCCAAAAGATTTGTCAGAATCTAATAAAGTACATTCAATTATACATTTGTTTAAATACCATATGCACCCGGAATTAAGTGAACAAAAAATGTTCTATGTATATCCTTCCGAGTTTTCTCTTAGATATTTTTATAAAGATAAAGAAAATGATTGGCTGCACAAATTTGCAACTTGCGTATTAACAGATATGTCAGTGGAATATGGCGGAGACCAGTTCTCAACTTTTGAAAATGGAGCACCTGTTGAAATAGGTATGACTCTAACATTTAGAGAAATAGAACAAATAACAACAGACGGAATAAAGTATGGCTACTAATTTATTTGGAGATTTCCCAAGAATATCATATACTTTAGATGATTATGATAGTGAACAAGTTGTTGTTGATATTTTCAAACGAGTAATCTTATCTAAAGAATTTAAAGAAAACACGTCATATTATTTTGAGTATGAAGTTCTTCACGGTGAAACTCCTGAAGAATTGTCTTACAGATTTTATGGAACACAAAATTTACATTGGTTAATCCTAATGGTAAATGATGTTATTGACCCAAGATTTAATTGGCCGATATCTGAAGAAAATTTATTTAAAGTTGTTTCCGACAAATACGGCGCGGATAAAAATGTTTTTACCATCAACAGAGCGTTAAATGCAAAAGGATATCAGGTAGAAACATTTTTTGTTCTTGATGAGGAATCCACACATAAAGAACCCGTTAGAATATTATTTGAAGATAAAGACCCCGATGGAATTAATACACCAATTGCATATCTAGAATCAAATACAATAGTTCAATTTGAAAGCAATTTTGAAATTGAACAAAATAAAAACGAAAGCTACAGAATGATACGTATAATGAAACCACAATTTGTTCAAGATGTTCTAACAAACTTTAAAACTATAATTACGCAGTAATGGCAAATATTGAAGAACAAATACTGTCGCCTGGCAATGTAAAGATAAATCGTCTTTACATGGTGTCATTGAATAAAGGTAGATACATAGATTTGCGAGATTATTTGGCAGAATTAAATATCTACGAAAATTTATTTTCACCGGGCATATCAGGCACAATTACATTATCTGATAGTAGAAATTTAATAAAAGACTTGCCTATATTGGGTGAAGAACTATTATTAGTAGATTTCAAGACACCAACTTTAGATGACAATCTTAGTATATACAAAACATTTAGAATAACGGGCATCGCAGATAAATATTATGCAAAAGACGGTAGTACTCAAGTTTACATTTTAAATTTTTGTTCGGTTGAAACAGTAAGAGATATTACATCTGCAATTTATCAAGCATTTGAAGGTTCTCCTGAAGATATAGTCAAAACAATTTACAATGATTATCTAGCTCATATTAGAAATGTAACTGTTGATGATGAACCATCAGATGACACTAAAACTCCGCTTAATATTATAGGTAAAACTACAAATGTGATAAAATTTGTTAGCCCAGGATGGTCGGCCGTTCAATGCATAAATTGGATAGCAGGCAAATCTGTTCCTGAAAATAATTTGGCAGCAAACTATTTGTTTTGGGAAACAACTAAAGGATTTTATTTTGGTAACTTAGATAATCTATTTAAAAATAAAACTAGTATTTCTATAGGCAAATACATATATTCGCAAACATATGTAAATAATTCAGACCCCGGAAATGCAGCACAAAAGATGATGTCTATACGAGAGTTATCTATTAAGAAAAATTTTGATCAATTATCTAATAACAATAATGGATACCTTGCGAGTAGATTAATAAATGTAGACTTATACAATAAAAAGTATGAGGTATATGACTATGACCATGCGCAGAAGTTTGCAAATTATACTCATCTGGAAACAGGTAAAGTTACCCCGTTATTTGATGTAAATACTGCAAGAATACCTGATTCATATAAAAAATTAAACTATAGTCATGCAAAATTGCATACAGATATAGATAATAACTTTGATGAAATAATTAAAACCATATCGGGAAATAGAAGATCAAATTTGATAGAACTCGGAAATTTTAATATGAGCATAACGATACCCGGTAGGACAGATGTGGAAGTAGGTAATATTATTGAAATTCTTTTGCCAGACCAAAAAACATTTGAAAAAAATAATCTTGAAACTGCAGAAGATGATTTATATTCTGGATACTATTTAATAACTGCTTTGAATCATAAAGTAAATGCATTAGGACATTTTATCAAAATGACCGTCACTAAAGATTGCTTTAAGGCATCTGAATTACGATGAAAAATAAAAATTTAAATTGGTGGACAGGGGTCGTTGAAGATAGAGATGATCCAGAAAAATTAGGAAGATGCCGTGTACGGATATTTGGTTATCATACTAGTGACACTAGAGAATTGCCTACAAAAGATTTACCATGGGCAATACCTATTCAACCAATAACTTCTGCAGCAACTTCAGGTGTAGGCGCTACTCCGGTTGGGGTAGTTACTGGTACATGGGTTGTTGGCTGGTTTTTAGATGGTGAAGAGGCACAAAGACCTATAATAATGGGCACGCTTGCAGGCAAGCCATCAACAAATGCAGAAACAAAAACAAAACAAACTCAAGCAAGTACAGATACAAATACACTAAAAGACAGTAGAAATAATATAGTATATGATATACAAGGCAATGCTATTAATACTGATACTGTACAATTAGATGTTACAGAAACATTAATACCATTAAAATCTCAAGATTTAACAAAATTAACTAAAGCACTAGGTGATACTTTATCGGCGGGTGTGTATACTAAAGTTGGTAATAGCGGTGAATTGGGAAAATATCAGTTATCACTATCCACGCTAATTGATCTCGGATATTTACGAAGACCGCCCGGAGGAATTATTACTAGTGATATAGCAGATACTAATTCAAATTGGACCAATAAAGGCGGCATAAAATCTAAAAGTGATTTTTTAGCTAGTACAGGTGTTCAAGAAACAGCAATGTTTGATTATACGAAAAGTAACTATGATACGTTAGTCAGATTAGGCAAGGTAAAACAAACAGATAACTATCAATTTTTTGGTGGGCTATTGGCATCTGCTCACGTAATCGGCGCAAAGAATTCTGATAAGTTAGATAAAAAAACAAATGCGGGCACAAAGGCAAGAGAATTTTTTATTGTTGGTAATTCTATATTAGGAGGAGACTCTACAGAGTTTCTTAGAACATATGAAGAAGCAGGAAATTATTTACCAAATACATCCACGTTAAATAATGAAGAGTTAGCTAAGGTAAAGGGGTTTGAAGATCCAAATAAAAAATATCCTAAATTTGAATACGCTGGTTTATCAGATGTTAACAAGCTTGCAGTAGGTGATAGGTCACATTTATCTTTTCAAGTAAAAGAAAATAATAAAATAGAAAATATACAATTGGCAAAAACATCTCAAACTTGGGATGAGCCAGAACCAGCATTTGGTGGAAATTATCCGTATAATCAAGTAATAGAAACAGAAGCTGGCCATGTTATAGAAATAGATAGTACACCCAACGCTGAAAGAATACAGGTGTTCCACAAAAAAGGAACATACATTGAAATAGATGTTAATGGTTCAATGGTTAGAAAAACAGTAGGCGAAAATTATGAGATAATGGATCGTAATAATTTTGTATATGTTAAGGGTGCCCATTGCTTAACTGTGGAAGGCAAAACAAGTATATTAGTTAAAGACAATGCTGTTATAGAAGTAGAAGGTGATTTATCAGTAACGGGGCACGGAGATACATTAGTACAGTCTGCAGGTACTATGGCTGTAGTTGCAGAAACGGCAATTGTAACTGCAAAAAAAGGTTTGGATATTGCATCAGAGGGAGCTATTAATATACAAGGCAAAAGCATAAGTATGAGATCTAGCGGCGGCGCAATTAATATTAAATCTAGTGCCGATTTGAATCTGCAGTCTAGTTCTACTGGCACATTAAGTTTGAAGGGTGGGTTAACAATATTAATTGATGCTGCAATAATAAAAACAAAAATGGGTGCAAATATTATAAAGGCAATTGCGCTAGGTGTATTGACTCCCCCTACAAAGAAAACACCTAATACTACACAGATACCAGTGTTACAAAGAAAAGATTTCAATGACGAATCATTTTTATTCGATTCCGGAGAACCACAAGCAGCCGCATATAATGCGCAAAGAGAGGCGGCCGGGGAAATATCAAACGATATTCAATTAACTCCGAAGGCGTCAGATTTAGCTGCTACAAGAAGTCTTGGAGTTGCGTCTAATTCAAAGATATCACAAGTAGATTGTGAAATATGTTATAAGTTTAATAACAGCTTTCCTAGATCATTTAAATTATCAAAAGTATTTACTTTGGGTAGTTTGATTCCTGGAAATTTAGGACCACCCTTACAAGCGCAACGAGGATTACAGGAGCAAGATATTGTTTGTAATCTAATGCAGTTGGCAGAAAATGTTTTAGAACCTATTAATGCAAAATATCCAGGAATGATTGTTAGTAGTGGATTTAGATCAGAAAACGCAATTAATCCAAAAACAGGCAAAATTGTTGGACCAAATAATAGCGACCATGGAATAGGGGCTGCTGCAGATTTACAATGGCCTAACAGACAAAAAAGCGATTTAAAAGATATAGCCGAATGGATTGTTGCAAATGTACCTCACAGACAAGTTCTTTTAGAATATACTACAAATGCTGGTACCGATAAAATTAAATCTGCGTGGATACACGTTGCTTTCTTATCTGACAACGGCAAATTAGTACGGTCAACAAAGGCGCCCGTTCAAACATTTGTAAATAACGAATCTAGGTATACTAAATTGGTAAATCTAGCATAATAAATATCAATTATGGCAACACAAAAAACAGCAAAAGCTTTTGTAGATTTAGATCTTTCGTTTAAGGTTAATCCTTTTACCAAAGACATATATCTAAAAACAGATGAGGAAGCAGTTAAAACAGCTTTAAAACATCTAATACAAACACGAAATTTTGAACGACCTTTTCATCCTGAAATAGGTACTCAAGTTTATTCATTATTATTTGAAAATTTTTCTCCTGCTGCAAAAATTGCAATGGAACGAACGATTGAAGAAGCAATAATGAAATTTGAAACTAGAGTAAGACTAATAGATGTACAGGTTAAAGAAACTGTAGAATCCAATGACCTACTTGTGAATATAGTATTTGCTTTAAAGAACACAGACAAACCAATAACAATTACAACTTTACTAAGTAGAGTACGATAAATGGCAAATTACAGATTAGCAGAATTAGACTTTGATGATATTAAAGTCAATCTCAAACAATTTTTAACAAACTATAGAGATAAAGATAATAATCTTATTTTTAAAGATTATGATTTTGAGGCATCTAGTTTATCTATACTAATAGATTTGCTGTCATATAATACACACTACAATGCGTATTTGGCAAATATGGTCGCTAATGAAATGTTTCTAGATTCAGTAGTAAAAAGAGAATCGGCAGTATCAATTGCAAAACATTTAGGATATCGACCATTGTCTTATAGAAGTGCTAAAGCAAAAGTTTCATTTACAATTAATAATCCGGTAGATACACCGCCAACTTTAACACTGCCTAAGTTTGCACCGTTTACTACAACAATTAATAATACTCAATATACGTTTTCAAACTTAGATTCAATTACAATTAAACCAACGAATGGCGTTTACACATTCACGGATATTGATATAGTAGAGGGTGAAGTATTAAGTTATGTTTATAGAGTTGATGTGTCTGGACCTGACGAAAAATATACAATACCAAATAAAAATATAGATACAACTACAATTAGAGTAACAGTTCAAAATTCTTATACTGATCTGACAACACAAAGTTATACTCTAACAGATAATTTAGAAGCATTGAATTCAGAATCAAAAGTATTTTTCTTGGAAGAAAATCCATCTGGATTCTATGAAATTTTCTTTGGTGATAATGTATTAGGGAAAAGATTGTTTCCCGGCAACTTAGTAAAAATTGAATACTTAATTAGTAATGGTTCAGTTTGTAATGTATCTGGAGAGATAGAACAAAGATTTTCGTTAGGTGCTCTTGTAGGCGGTGTTATTTTGGGACCTAGTATAATAGCAGCAACAAACTCAACAGGCGGGGCTGAACCAGACACATTAGAAGACATTAAATTTAAAGCTCCCCGTTTCTTATCTTCATTCAATAGAGCGGTAACGGCAAAAGATTATAAATCAATTATTGAATCAAATTATCCTTTAGTTGAATCTGTATCGGTTTGGGGTGGGGAAGAAAACATCCCGCCAAAATATGGCAAAGTTATTATTTCATTAAAACCTTACGATGGATATGAAATA